GCCTTATTTCGTTTAGTAATTGCTCTAGCCTTTGCACGAGCATCAGCTTTACTCGAAGCACCCCATGCACGAAGCGATAATAATAATCTAGTAGGTTTGCCTTTAGCATCTCTTTCAGGTCCTCTCATGTTTCCCATTCTAGCTAAGAAACTTGCTCGTCTGGGATTGTCACCACTCTTAACTGGTGGCTTCAGTGTGCCACCTTTATAACTGGCACGACCTTTGGCATTTAATCCACCTTTAGGATTTTTTCCTGCTTTTCTTTGCCATGCAGGTGTCTTAGCCATTCAATGCCCTTAACTTAAATCTAAGTCTAATTATTTCAAAGCATAACATAAATAAAACTATTGGCAATATTACACAAAAAAGCCAAACATTTATTTCTTCATATGTTATTCCTAAGATGCCACCCCACTGATAAAGTAAAGCCACACACCATTCAAAAGTTATATCTATCCAGTGGATTCCACTATTAGCCATCTGCTACCTCCGTTGTATACGTTCTACTTATACCATCTTTTCTAGTAAACTCAAACGTAGAATCACCTCTTGCCCTAGCTTCAGCAAAGGCAGTTTGGAATGGAGTCATCACATCTTTTGGCTCTTCTATAGTTGCCGCTTCTGCTTTTGGAATTATCATATCCATAAAACTATTAAAAGCACTTTGTCTTGTAGTATCCATAGGACCATTAGGAATATAAGCGGCAAAGTTTTCAGGTCGCATCTTTGGCATAGACTCAGGCATACCTGCTCTTTCTTCATAATACCTAACTGGCATAACAGAATCTTCTTCCATAGGTGGCTCAGTTTTATTCTTTGGAATAAAAAAATCTATTTTAATTTTATCTTCTTCAGGTCTTTCTTCATCTATAAACCAACCACCAAGAGTTCTAAGAACTGGGTGTGCTAAAGATTTCAATACATCAGCATCAGGTCTTCCTAAATTTTTTTGTATAGCTTTATAAGTCATGTATAACTGACCATCAACACCTGAAGTATCATAACCTCTTTCTTTAGCAATATGATAAATCTCAGGTAATATACTCATAAAATAATCTTCATTGTTTTTAAAATCATACTTGTCGTATATTCTGTATCCTTCAATACCATCTTCTGTAACTGGCTTTACTGTGAACTGCCCAAGTATATATTTTAAACTAGCGGCGGCTTCATCATTTTCTTCTTTCATATTATATAAATTATTTAATCCACCAAAGCCATTAAGCATAGAATAACTTAATAACCCAGTTTCATAATAATTTTCTAAATTTCTTGTAAAATCAGGATTGTTCTTAGCTTGTGCCAACCGAGCATCTTTATCTGAATAATGATTTAACATAGATCTAAGAAACTCTACTGACTCTTCAGGCAGTCCGTCTGGTGTAATGACATCTAAAGAATCAGCACCAAAGTATGTAATAATACTATTTAGTATTCCTCTGCCTAATTGAAACTGTGCGGCTTCTACTGTCATATCGTACCTTTCTGAATATTATTGTTTGTGTTAGACCTGTTGCAGGTTGCAAGTGCCAGTTTTTGACCCCCACCCTACTATGACAAATCTATGCTGACATTTATACCCCCAGTGACTATACTCATGGATTTATCTACTGGCTTGTATCCTGCCCTATCCAGTATATCCTTAGATGCCTCTAGCTGAACGTACTCACTCTTAGCGGAACTAGCTAGGTCAAGCACCTTTCTACTAGCTATCGTAGCATTCATACCAATAGATTCTCTTATCCTTTGTTGCATATACTCTTGTATATGAGGCAGTCGCAAAGTCTTACTAGCTGTCACTCTACCTGCATCACCTTTGGCATATCCTGCTTCTATAGATGCCTCTTTTATGCTACAGCCTTTTGCTACAATCGTATCAACAAGAGCCATCTGCTTTTTAGTTATTCTTCTTTGTGTTAGCATCAACACCCCCTTACCCCCTCTTTATGGAACACTATCTAAATGCTTGTCAAGGGCATTTTATTTCCTCAGTTATATCAAATACTTATAGCTAATGTTTGGGGAGAGGTAACACAACATTATGGGATTATATCAAGTTTGATGGTTATACGGAACAAAGAACCTACCTACCTCTATCTCGGCATTCTTTCGCTATCTTCGGACCTTGTCCTCATTCGCTACATAATGCCTTCAGATCTTGGCGATTCGTTCAATAGTAATATTTTCCTCCATACCGACCGTGCCTAAAAATATTACTATTGTAGGTAGAACCGTTTGTTCAGTATTTTCGTATCTTGAACATAATGGTGTGTTCACTCTCATGTGATATTAACATGGGGGTCTAACTTACAAGCATACAAGGAGATAGATATGCAGAATATAATCAATCACGACTTACAAGAACAAGCACATAGCCTAGTAGCTACTAAGCTATCTTTTCTTAATCCTACTACCTTCGACTCAGATGATGACAGAGTTGACTTCACTGGCAAAGATAACGTCCAATGGAATCTTCATCACTTTATCAGATCTGGCAAACTTTGCAGTAATGGTTTCTATGCTTGCAAAAGCACACTCGGATATATCTATTCTATATCTAATAACATAGTTCAGGCTATCACAAGTGACAGCAAGGAGTCATACGTCAGACTTGAGAAAAGACTCGTGTTGCAACAAGAAAGACTTGAGAACAACATTGCTGAACTCAACATAGCTCTTGCAGAATATGAGATGATATTCGAGGACTGTTTTGCTAGACAAGCACTTGATGACTATATGTGCATTGAGGACAAGAAGGTAACACAGTTTGCCAAGTTTGCTAAAGAATCAGCAAAGAAAGGTGAAGCATCTGCGACATACTACACTAATATGTCACTAGCTACACAGCAGATCGCTATAGCTGATATCGCTATGAGATGGTTCGCAGATACACTAGATGCTAAGATCAACCCTGATGGTAACGATAAAGTTACTAAAGGTAAGCCTAGCATTCTAGGTAAGATAGCTAAGAGTTCTATCAAGGCTTAACAACACAAGGCGATACCTACATCAGGTATCGTCTTAACATCTTTGGGTTGTTTCAACTGGCACAAGCAACTCTATAGTGTGATAGCGAAACTTCTAAAAAAGTGCTAACCACGAATCGATTTTATAGGAGATTGAAATGATAAACATAATCGGTTTGATATGTAGTAACATAGTTACTATTCTATCTATATTTATTGGCATTCAGTATGCAGGTGATTTATCTATATTATTTTACCAAGTACTGTTTGCTTTCGGTGTTGTAGGCATACTACTAGCTTCCAACAGAATCTTAGACCAAATCAATATGTGGAGGATTAAATGAATCACATGACACAACTCGCAAAGCTAGTCGACAAACAAGGTGACTATGCTTTCCCAATCAAAACATTACCAATGGCAGGTTGCATTGACAATGATGGTGCAACAAACTTAGTCAAATGCAATGATCGTATGATGATTGTAAGAGCAGATACCAATGAATATCTTGGCAATCACTCAACGTCATACAGACCAGTAACTCATGCACAAGTGCTTGAGCCTATAGTTGATATTGCAGACAGCCTGAAGACACCATACATCACACAGATAAATATGTTGGACAATGGTGCTATGATGGACACAAAGATCATATTCAAAGAGATATGCTTTGATGATCCTGCAATGCAAGACTACATTGCATTTCAGATTACACTTCGTAACTCTTACAATGGTATCTGGTCTGTTATGATACAAGCTGATGGCTTACGTTTGTGGTGCATGAATGGTTGCACAACACCTGATAAGATTGCCAACTACAGACAAAAGCATAATGGTATTTTCAATTACAACTTTGACCATATCAAACATTCAATAAACTTGTTTCGTGATAATGAGCCTCGCTTCCGTGAGTGGTACAAAACACCAGTGCAAACACAAGATGCTTATGATTTATTTGCACGACTAACTTACACACCAAAGCCTACTATTGATGGCAAGTATCGTAATGAAACACAGTATGCAAAACTTAAGCAGCATTGGGGTGATTACGAACATAACATAGGTAGAAACAAATGGGCATTGTATAATGCTGTGACACATTGGATTTCACACCCAGTAAATGTCAGTAGCACCAACAAAACTATTGTAGAACGTAATAGTAAAATGCTAAACTATATGTCTAAATCAGACTCAATATTCAACTAATGGAGGACAAGTTGATAACATACACTACATCAGAACTAAAGATGTGCGAAGCATATGCAAGAATCGCACACCCTGCCGACTACAGAGAAATGTTTGACCACATCTGTGATGTATCCAAACCTTATGGCGATCTACACCCTGAAGTTTGGATCAATAAGATGACTGCCAAAACTATAAAAATATGGGAGCAACATCACCCTGATCTTCAAGCATCAGCAATGATTGAAGATATACTATATGACAGTGGTATCAAACATATGAACTTCAAGAATCCCTAGGTAGTAGGGTGTAGCTACGAGTTATTTACCTACACGATCTCCAGCTCGTAGCTACTTTTCATTATGAAAAATACAGTCAAGTATCAATACATAACACTGATAGATAAATTAGTGTATTTGCGAAAGCAAAGACATATATCCCAAGAAGAATTAGCTTCACGGATAGGTGTCAATACAAAACTATTTGGTCAATGGGAACGTAAACTCATTGAGCCAAGACTATTTAACTTGCTTTGTTGGTGTGAAACATTGCAAGTATACTTAACAATATCAACAGATGACGGAGAGTTTTAATGACAGATTTAGAAAAAATAGTGCAAGAAGGCATGGATAAATCTTATCTACAAGGTAAAATAATTGTATTACATGAACTGATTAATAAACTTAAATCACAAGTAATTCTGCTTGAAGAAGAGTTAGAGAAAGGTGGATTCAGTGCCAAGCAAAAGTAAAATCAAAGGTAACTACCATGAAAATTGGTTTGTAAAACTATTCACATCTTGGAACTTACCTTGTAAAAAAGTACCACTATCAGGTAGTCTTGGTGGTGAACATACTGGTGACATCAAACTCATAATAAATAAAAAAGAGTATGTTGTTGAAATAAAATACAGAGCAGTAGATAAATTTCCTAGTGTATTCAAAGTATTACAAGGAAAAGATATTGCAATGTATAAACGTAAAACTGGTGAACCAAGATGGGTTGCAATCATTCCAGATAAAATATTTAAGGAGATTATCAAATGAAATGTATAATATGTCGTGGTGATATAGAACCTCTTGTCAATGCAGAAGGTGTTATATACTGGACAGAAGGTCATAATGCAGAACCAATAAGTAAAGGCAGATGTTGTAGTAGATGCAATGAAGATATTGTAATACCTGCTAGAATTACTGATATGCAAATGTCAGTTCTTGGAAATTTATATAAGGAGGACAAAAAAGATGGGTAATGTAAAAAAACAAATCCAAGATTACTACGACCAAGTAGTATCAATCGAAGGATTGGAACGACAATTATCAGAGTCAGAAGATGTGTCACAAGTAAAGCGATTCATCAACTATCAA